GGACTACCTAAGACAAATGCTTGAAAATCTGCATCTTTGTCTATATCTCTGTAGTCCTCTCCTACATTGTCATTCATGTAATTTTGATGATAATGTAGAAATTGCTGGTAGTTCTGTTCTTTGGTCTGATCTTCTAAATTCTTTAACCGCTCTTGAGCCTGTACGGTGGCTTCTTGCATGGTAGTACCAGCCTTTGCCATTTCGTGCTGAATCATCTTGCGAAATGTAGAAGATAGTTCAGAGAACTCCTCCATTGTCTGCTTATCAGTATCACTGAAGAAAGCTTCACCATCTTTAGGGTCAACTGGGGGTGCTTTCGTTCCCGAAAGTCCGTCCTTAACCCTCTGAAGTGCTTGCTCTCTCTCGACATCTCTGAGCCTTAACTCATCAAAGTCTTCACGTAATCTGGCAGAATCTTCATTCCTTTTATGAAATTCTCGCTCTAAATCCTTATAGCGGGATTCATAATCATGCTGTGGTTCTTCAGGCTTTTCTTCGTCTTCGGTCTCATCATCTTCTGATTCAGGCTCTTCAGCTTCAGCTTTTTCAGCCTCTACTTCAGGGGTACCTTTTTCAGATGAATCTCCTTCAACATCATCTTCCTGACTCCATAGTTCTTCGTCTGAGGCTTCTGAATCTTCAGCTTCCTCTTCGAGTACCTCTTCTTCTGACATATAACTCCTCCAATGTCCCGGTTAAACGGATTGGTTAAATATTGGCCCTTTCCTTACGGTGTAAAGGCTGTTCTTATTTTGGTTCAGCAATATCAAGCATTTCTAACCATGCTTGAATTCTGCCGATAGATACATTATGCCTTGAAACTGACTCTTGGTCAACTAATTGTTTCAATTTAATTATATCATATGCATCTTGTATCTTTTTTTCAATCATTTCTTTATAAATCTGCCAACCCGGAGATTGGGACAACATCATTAGTATATCATTGCGGGGCATTTTCTGCAAACTCCCTTTGTCTTATCTGATCAGCAGTTGGGCCTCCCTGTAGTCTTTCTTGTGCTGGCCCTGCTTGTGTTGGGTCTTCTGGCATCTGTCCTTGAGGTGTGGGCGTTTCTACTTGAGGAGGTAACATCCCTCCTTGATCTTGAGGCGGCCCTTGTTGTTGTTGTTGTTGTTGTTCTTGTATTTGTTCTTGTTCCATAACTTGCCGTAATTCTTCCTGTTCTGTTTCTTTAGCTTCTTCTGATCTCATTCTAGTTAATTGTGATTCTTGTCTCATTTTTTCTTCACGTAAGAGAATACTATTATTTTCTAAATTAGCTGGATGGAGTACATTACCTTGTTTTATTAACTCTAACCGCTCCTTAATTTCAAGCTCCCTCTGATCTTCTCCTACAGATTGTTTTTCATCCAGCAGAGCTTTATTCTGTTCAACAGCTATACTGGCTTGCATTTGAGCTTGAGTCTGTGCTTGCATTATCTGAGCTTGTTGTTGCGCTAACTTAGCTGATGCTTGTGTTTGTTGCTCTAATTGCTGAGTAAAAGTTTGAGCTAGTTGTTGAGCTTGAGCTTCCAATTGTTTTTGCTGTGCCTCTTGTTGGGCTTGCATTTCCTTTGTTACTTCCTCCTCTGTCTTTACAACCTTGTCTGGTTCCATATTAAATGCACGTAATAATGGCCTTGTAAATGCTTCTTGCTTAAGATATTGCTTTATTTCTGGCATCTGTCCAATTACTTGCAGGAAGTTTATAAGCTGTGTGTTGTGTACTTCCTTGGCAACATACTGTTCGTATCCTGTTGATATTGCTTCATAATCCCCTTTGATAGACATATCTGTAGAGTCCACCATTAACCACCTGTATATGGCTCTTATGTTCTTGGTGATCATTGAAGATACTGATCTTACAACATCTGCTGTCTGTCTGTTTGCGTTGGAGTTAAGGATAGACATCCCTGTGGCTGTCTTCGTTTGTGATGGTGACTGGTCACCATAACCTATACTGGTTTGACCAGAGTCTAGGTCTGCTTCACGTTCAAGCTGTTGGATTAATGAAAGAAGTCCATGTGTTACATCTGGAATTTGTACTGAAGTGAAGGAGTCTCTGACAGAAGCACCCGGTTTTACACGAAACTGTTTACCGGGGTATATCTGCTCTGTGTCTGTACCCGGTTCAAATGCATTGGGGTCTATAACTATAAGTGGGGCCGCCGATAAGGATTTGCCCTCTACCATCATTGCATATGAAAAGTTTAATATTGCCTGTGCATCTCTTATTGCATAATAAATCCCGTCACCCCATATTGATTCTGGATTCTTTTGCCAGTTGCAAAAATGAAATGGTAAAGTATCATCAAAAGGATTTTCTGCAAGTTTAACAACCTTGTCTCCTATAACTGTAATTACAACAGGCATAACATCTGGGACATCCTCTGATTCAATTGGTAAATGTAATTCTAAGTCTTTACCATCTAAACGGCCCCAAAACTCCAAAACCTCAAACTTTTTTAGCCTTGTAGCTGAGGTTTCATTATACTTTTTAGGATGTTCGCTGTCGTCCCATCCGTGAGCAAGGCCAATCTCTTCTTCAATAATATTCTCAAGTGCGCCCGGTATAAATCCTTCTGCTGTCTTTGCGAGCTGTTTGAGTTGAATCTTACTAAGGAATGATCTCTGTATAACATAATCTGCATCTTCTACATTGATTGCCTCTGGAGATGGAAATACATTCCATATACTGACAAACTTACACGTGGGCATTAATTCTTGTTCAAGGGTCGACTCAACTTGCTGAATTTGGTCTGGAACCGTAACCGTAGTGTAGACAGGAAAGTTTTTATATTCGAGGGAAATACCCTTCGTACATCCCGTCCCATACAGACACATTTCATGTATAGAATGTTGAACTTCCTCATTATAATTAGTCCTTTCCAGTATGTCACGAATCTTGAACTCCATCTGTTTAGAGCGTTCAAGAATTGCGTCCTCAAACAAATCAGGTCTATCGGGGGGTGCTTGTATATCTGGAGGGAAGAACCTCGGTTTACGTGAGGGGGTAATAGTAAATGGTACTTTCCCATCCTCAAATAATAGCGTGTTAATCTTAATCTTCGCTGAATTAATCTTACGCCTAGTTTGATTAACAAATATACCCCTTTCACTTGCCAACTCATTAGCCTTTGATATTTTTGAAGGGTATTTTCCTCTGTATGCATCATATGCCTCCAACCAATGTTGTTCATGATCTCTACGATAATCCCTTGCCTCATCAAATTTTTCCTGTACTACCTTGGCAAAATCATTTACATCTACATCTGTTTCTCCAACCTTAACCTCAACCGTTTCTAGTTCCTCAATTTTGTTTTTTGCCATCAGTACCTACTCCTTAGTTTCTAAAGTTAAATCTATAATATCACCATTTTCCATAGTAAGTATATACTTTTTTTCGTGCTCAATCTGCTCAGATAACTTTTGTCTTATCTTGTCTAAAGATAGACATAGAGACTCAATCATCAAACACCCTAATTCCTCACCATAATTATCGCAAGATACATTTACCATATCCTCCAGTAACGGTTGTAACTCTTTAACATACTCCTCCTCATTTGGTAAAATTCCTTTACCAAACTGAACCTGTATTACGTTGCTCATAGTTGAGATGGCTGGTATAACCTTAATTCAGGTTTCCAATGTCTTCTATTTATGTTCTTTTCCCATTCCGGTCTTGCAGGAAACATCTTGCATCCGAAACATGCAATAGCTAAAGCCATTACACAGTCATCATGTGAACCAGACTGTGCTGCCATCCTTCCATTGGAATAATTTACAAATGTTTGTAATTCATCAAGAACCTTGGGACTCCTAATTTTTATTTCATTTTCTCTGATTAATTCCTTTAAATAGTCAATAATCAGAGGTTTAGACTTTACTGTGGTATGGAATCCTAGTTTGCGAGCAGAACGGCTTGATCTCTCATCTAGTATTTTCTCCGAGTATATATCTGGATATAGATGTACATCTGATAAGAACTTTAATGTAACAAGACCGTGATTATTTCTTTCTACAATCAATTTTGCATTATTGTACCATTTGCCTAAACTTGCAAGCTGCCATGCAAATAAATCTGGGTCAATCTTTACCCTTATAGTAGCTACCTCATCCATATTTGCAGCATCCAAGACTACACCAACACTCCAGTCTGTGTCCCTGCCTACGTCTATACCTTCAGATACATCTCCACCTATCCTATATTCCTTGCCTACAATTGGTCTCTCCCATACCTGTAACTCTCCATCATCCATTGACTCTATTATATATTTTTCATCCCCACCACGTTCTTTCCATGCTTGCACTGGTATATGGAACCCTTCTGATGGTCTTTCCCTTTGTAGTTTCTGTGAGGTTAGGACAAGGTTACTGAGGGTTTCTATATTAAATACACTTCTTCCTGTAGTAACAAAAGACTCTCTGGCTGTCGTGGGGAACTCTTGATGAAATTTTCTAAGATCATTCTGACATTGAGTCTTTATGCATTGTCTCCTCCAGTTTAAGTTTTCTAGTGTTATCTTGAATTCTTTGACCTTATCCCCTACATCATATTGGCAGGACATGTCCAGTAATGCAGATTCTTCCTCTCCTCCATATCTTTTATCTTGACCTATCTCATTCTTGAATGTGTCCTTCTCTTCTTCTGACTTAAATGGGGTACTGTAGTAACTATATATATACCACGGAAAGAAGACACTTTCCCACCCAGAATTGCCTTCTGCTGCATCCCAGTACATGTCATGGAACACACCACCCACACCTTGTGCAGTAGATTCTATTACCGCCTCTGTATTAAACCCTTGTACTACACAGTTGAGAAGCCCAAGTAGATAGTCCTCACCGCCTCCTGACCAAGATGCTACTTCACTACAATGTAAGTAGTCTATCTTACTACCACGTACTTCACGGCCACCTACCGTTGAAAGGGAATATGATGAGTTAAGGCCGCCCTCCTCGCTGCCCCAATGTAAGTCTCTCCTGCCGCTATATTTAAGTTGTGGTTTTATTTCTAAGGGAAGATTTTGTTCCATTGTACGTGTCATAGCAAACATTACATCTGTAGCTGCCTTGCTATGGGTGGTAATCTGTACCACCTTATTATGGTTCATTGCGGCATGTCGGAAGTACCGCCCCTGTACATATGTTGATATGCCAAATCTACGTGCCTTTAAAACAATCATTCTGACATGGTTATGTTCAGCTAACTGTCTCTGCATTATAGAATGCATAATAGTCTGTACCTCGTTAAGCCTAAACGGTATAAGCTCACCTGTTCCAAAATTCTGTATTTTTAAACAGGTTTCAAAATAGAGCTGTGGACTAGCCTGAAGCTCCCGTATTAGCTCTATTATCTCCTTTTCTTCCATTAGTAACTATTTGCAACTACATGGATCGCACATACATTTTTCACATTCACACATATTTATTCCTGTAATCCTTGATTGCAGCTTTAATCGCATCCTCCGCAAGGACAGAACAATGGATTTTAACGGGTGGAAGGGACAACTCTTCCACAATATCAGTATTTTTAATAGATTGAGCTTCATCCAAAGACTTGCCCTTAATCCACTCTGTTGCCAACGATGAAGAAGCAATTGCACTTCCACATCCAAACGTCTTAAATTTAGCATCAATGATCTT